ATAATTTCTTTTCTGTATATAGAATCTACACCAATCAAACTATCTGTTTGTAATTTAATCTTTTCTATCAGTGGTTTCAAAGAATCCCTTTCAGCTTCTATTCTATCTATATCACTTTTTAGCCGCAGATTATCTTTTTCTAATTTGGAAGTTTCAGGTAAGTTTTTATAAATTTGATATCCAAGAAAACCCAAACCACCCAAAATAGTTATACATAAAATTATTATTAAAAAATTTTTCATATATTTTACTTTTTTTGAATTTTTTTTTATATATTTGTATAGAATTATCCCCCACCAAAAAATAAATATATATAAGATATGTCAACAATAACTAGAGAACAAACCAGTGTACAAGTAGAAGAAATTCTAAGTAAACCTTATATTCTAATCCTACACAATGATGATTATAATTCTTTTGACCATGTGATAAACTGCCTGATGAAATATTGTGGACACGAACCTCAGCAAGCTTCACAATGCGCCCATATAGTACATTTCAGAGGGAAATGTGATGTGAAGCGTGGAGATCATGAAACGATACAAAAAATGTATGAAAAATTAAAATCAAATGGTTTAACTGTAACAATGGAAATCGCTTAAAAATATGAAAAATTTAGAAATTCTCGATCAACTATTAAATGAAACCAAGAAAACCCAAAAGGGTTTGAAGAAAAATAATTGGTTTTCTATCTTCACACCAAGTAAAAAAGATAGAAAAATCGAAGATCTTATCAAAAAATTACCATAAGTTTTTTGTTGACCTCGTTATCATATCGTTATACATTCTTCTCCTCCTATTGACATTCAGTAAAGCCTGATAGTCAACCCCCTCTACATATTCAACCTTTCCCAACATATTTCTATATTGGGATAATTTGATAGGGTCAACTATTTTAGAAGCGTAATCTTCAACGATTTCTCTAAACTCATACTTAGAGAAAACACTCGATAAGTTAACAAGAGTCATTACTGTATCATCGTGTCCCATATCAGCAGCATACCTTATGTTGCCCGAACTTGTTATGTGTTTAACAAATGTGGTTATTTCTCTAATATTATCCTCATTTGTTATTATAAAATTCTTCTTGTCCATATTATCCTGGTAATCTTTTACCAACATATTCTTATTATCACCTATTTTTATACCAACCTTTTCTTCGGTTGAATCAACTCTGTGTTTATATCTGAAAAAGACAGTTGATCCATAATTATTATTACCATTAAAAAGTCCTGGTAAATGGGCTAGGAACTCATTACCATAATTATTAAGTTCTAAAACTACCTTAAAGTTCTCATAGTCAAAATAATCAAATAGTAAAACATAAAATAACTCAGTCAATTGCCTAACAGAAACATGGTTGGACCTATAAATACCAATCTGTTCCAAACAAAAGAAATCACTTAAATTTGTGTAATAGCTATTTTGATTTTCAATTATTTGGTCTGATTTTGGAGATATCTTAAAAATGTTTATTACAGAGTAATCTTGACCCAATCCCTCTGATATATCCACAGAAATTACACCTCTTATTGATTTTCTTTCTATTGGAGTAAATACAGATGGGTCATTTACCCAAACCAATTCATCATAAGAAAATTTTAATTTATTATCAAACTCATCAATTTTCTCATAAGAGTAATTTTTCTTACTATTTAACAAACCCTCAATCACATGCTCACTCAACAAAGACCTCGTTGCGTTTACAAACCTCAAACCATACTCTTGATTAAAAGCATCTTCACCACCAATATCCTTAATAGCCTCTTCCTTCCAAGTTGTCACATCAGAAATATTATAAATTGAAATCTCCTTTCCATCATTATTAAGAAAATTAAAAGATTTGGCCATCTGATCACTACAAAAATCGTTATTATAAATATAAATAACATCTTTAGTAGAATCTGAATGATATTTCATCTCTACTCTCGTTATCTCACCAAATTCTTCTTGAGCCTTTTCTAAAACATATTCTTTAGTTAAACCATGTTCATATAACTTATGGTTGTTCAATTTAAAATAAGTGACAAATCTACCAGCAACTTGATACCAATAAACTCTCATTGCCTTATAGTTATTCTTTAAAGGATCCCCATCAGGCCTTTCTGAATCACTCAATAGTCTATAAAATAAATTCATACCATTTGGGGTAGATGTAATTACAATCTTAGAGTTCTCAATAGCCGAAACTGTTGGAAAAGCAGCAGTATAATAAGGTTCAATGATATTAGATGGGATGTGAGCGAACTCATCCAAATATAAAAAGTCAATTGTATAACCAATAGCTGGTGTCTTACTTCTAGCAGATGATTTAATCCTACATCCATTCTCAAATGTTATAGATTGTTGATTCCAGTTTTTTATACCAACCTTCAAGAAAAATGGTAGTTGAATATAAATATTCTTGATTTTATCAATGATTTCTATTGTAGTACTTCTGATGTTTGCTACAATCATAATGTTTTTATCATTATTGAAGGTAATAAAGTGAAGCATTGCAATGGCAGCATTCACAGTTTTACCAATTTGTCTTGAACCACAAAGAATACTAAATCTATTTTTTGTGTAAAGATCCAAAATTTTCCTTTGGTAATCCCTCAATTTTATGTTTTGAACAGAACCATCTTCTGTTTTAATCCTACAATATTTTTCAGCAAAATAGTTAATATCAAGCTTACACTTAATGTACTCTTGAATTTCATCATCAATCATCATAAAGGTCAAACCAGACCTTCTAACACCAACCTCATTTTGGAACCAAGGATTTTGGAATCTCTTTATTACTACACCATCATTAATTTTATCAGTTGTTTCTGTAACTAATTGAGTGGTAAATACTATTTTTCTTTCAACTTCTTGCTCTTTCTTTTCCGCCATGAAAGACTATATTTTCGATATATATGGCAAATCTATAAGGCTCATATGAGTAAAAAAGAGGAAAAAATAAACAGTTTACAAGAGGAATTCTCAAGAATACAAGATGAAAACAAAGATTTGGATGTATCCAAATACTTAGCAAAAAGGGAAGATCTACCAGATTTAGGGGAAATCCAAATCTATGATTATGATAAAGACTCTGATGAAAGTATTGAGTCAGCTGAGGAAGTTTTAGACGCTCTTTTTGAATTGTATTTTGGTGATATTGAGGGTATTACACAGAACAAATACCTAACCAAAAAGGTCAAAGAAGACGCACAAGTTTATGCAGAAACCATTTTTTTACAGAAAATGACTAGGAAAAACTTCTTAACTCAATTAAAACAAGTTGATAATGGTGATACCTCAGCTAGAATGCATGAAGTTGTAAACCAATCTATCTCTCAAATAAGAGACAATATCAAGTTTGCTCAAAGTCAAAGAACGGATTTAGAAAAGTATTATAGAGATATGAGAAAAGATTATGATAGAATGATGGAAAATATCAAACAAACTAGAATTGAACAAGGAGTTGAGGCAAAAGCTGATGGTAAAATAGTTGATGCTAGAAGTCTAAACGATATGATTGATAAAATGATTAAGAATAGGGATTAAAGTTCTCAAATGTTTTTACAATTTTAGATATATTCAATATAACCTTTTCAGAACTTCTTTTATTCATTTTATTCTCATTTTCTTTATGAACCCATAAGTTTGGTTTGAAGTCTTGAACATTCTCCTTAATAACACTTCTTAAACCATCATCACTTCTTGAAAGTAGGAATTCTAATAGATTATTCATTTCTTTAGTTATTTTCAGAGTTTCTGAATAGTTATCATAAAAATGTATCTGGTCATATCGTGTTATTTCCTCATCTTTGAACTTATCACCTTCTGTTTTATATCCAACCAAGTGTTGTAATAAAAGTCTCATTTTTTTGAATTTTATATCATCATCATTTTGATTCATAAAGTTCTCAGATATTGGATAAAAAGTTTTTATTTTTAAACCATTTTTCTCAAATTCCTCTTTTATTTTCTCAATTATGGTTTCATAAGTTCTTTTAGTTTGTTTAGAACATATGATATAAATATCATCAATATTATTCTTTAACTCAAGTATAACATCTTTATTAATCTCAAACTTCATTTCCTCTATCAATGATTTATTCATAAACTCTTGTAGGGAAATAGCCAGGTTTGAGAAATCTATATTATAAGATTTAGTTTTAATTTTAATCTTATTCATTAATTCTGTTGGTAGATAATAAGTCCTACCATTGAAATCTACTTTATTTCCTTGGTTTTTGAAAATACCACTCTTTATTAGATTAAAATCAGATTTTGATATTTTAACTATAGGAGTATTGGCATTTTTCTTATCAACAACCCAAGCTTGGTTATCCATCTCTAAAAGTACATTCAAGTCAATAAAAATTCCTCTTAACATATTAGTATATATTTAAATAAAAAACCCACCAATTAAGGTGGGTTTTGAATTACTTTATCAAATTCTTACTTAATGCAAATTCATATAAGACTGGTAGATTCAGATATTCTATAAATCCATCTTTTATATCTTTTAAATTTTTAGATTTCTTTAAAATCCATCTTATTACAAATTCAAACTCTTGAACAAAGTGGTTATCACATTCTACCCAAGGTTTTTTATAGTTATGTAATTTCACCCACTCACTATCACCACCACTTAACCAATATAAACATTTTCTTGGGTCAATGTGGTCTAAATCGATATTTATTTCTTTGGACCATATTGAATTATCTATTTTTGGTTTTCTCATCAATATTGCAACTGCTTCAGCAACATCTTGAGTTATATGGTCTTCAACTTCAAAAAAGACTTGACCATTATTTTTTTCACTTATTATAATAACATCTAAAATTTCTTCTTTTATGTTATTATTTCTGGTAAAACGTTTTTTTCCCATAAAAAAAACTATTTTTTTATTCTAAACCAGTTTTACTCCACTTATAAATTTTCCATAGAGGTTCCCATTTTCAAAAATACCATTTTCAAAAGTACCATAAAAATTACCATTTTTAAAGATTCCGTAATTCCAAAATCCTGAATAAAAATTACCCCCATGCCAAACCAAAGTATTATTTCTGATTTCGATTTGTGCATCTTCGATTTCTGAGTCTATTAACCAATGAAAATTATTTTTTTCGAGGACGGCCTCTATCTGTTTTTTATTTGTGATCTTTTTATCACCGTAGATAAGTTCTGTGAAACGCATAACTGTAAATTCTTTATTATATATTTATATAATAAAGAGAACTTATTCAACAAGTTGATAAAATTCGAAAAAAACGATAGATGGGAAAATAAAAATTATTTAGAAAATTTGTGAAGAAACCTTCTCTCTATCTTATTTAGAGATTCCAAACCACAAGAACTTATCTTATCTAATATTTCATCTAAGTCTAGGTTTGTCTTTTTCATTTTTAATGATTCAATATTATTTAAATATGAAATGAAATCATCAGTAAATTGAATATCAGATTCTCCGTGTGGAATTATAGCTATTATACTATAAGTAATTTTATCATAGAAAAATATATCAACTATACCTTTATAAGAAAATAACTTCTCATCCGAAATTAGATCTTGGTCAATACTATTATCTTCTCGTAATCTTTTACAATCGTCAATATTCTTACACAACCTAAGATCTAGCTTTACAATATTTAATGACCACTTCATAATTCTTATTTATTTTATTTAAAAAATGATTGATGTTTAAAATTTCATTTTTAGATTCAATATTATTAATATATAGAAAAAAATCTATCACAAAAAATGCGATATTTACTCAAAAGAAATGAGTTTCTCTTTGAAAAGAAAATGAAGGTTGAAAACATTGATATTAAAAGAGATTTTAAATCATCTGCCTTAATTAGAGAAACTTTTGAAAATGATCTAAGCTGGGGAGGATCCTTAATTGGAAGACTTATAAACTCTACATTAAGGGTTTTAAAAATATATGTTAAGACTGCAAGAATTACTTTTATAATTCCACAATTAAGTAGAGCTCTTGATGATTTACTTACAGTATGTAGAACCAATGAGGAGCAAAGAGCTCAGTTAGAAAATCTAACCAGTCAGTTTTTATTGGATGAAATTATTAATGTCGTCAATAGTTCCGATAGTGTTGAACAAAAAGTAGCTCAATTATTAGGAGCTGACAATGATACTAACCCAGGTCTTGTTAAATCAACTATTATTAAAATTGAGAAAATTGAGGCATTTGAAGATAAAGATGAAGTTATAACAAAATTAGAAGCTTTCTTAGAAGCTCTTAGAAAAATAAAAGAGGAAATTGGTGATTTACCAGATATAGACGATGAGGAAGATGAAGATGAGGATGGGGAAGGAGATGAAGATAAGGAAGATGATAAAAAAGATGAAATTTCTGGCAAAAGTCCCGCAGGCATTGTAAGATTGAATTTATTTATAATGTTTAGATCGATAAGAATAGTATTCGATACTTTAAAACTGAAGAAGGTTTCTTTAGAAGGTGAAAATAAAAAAACGATAACTCCTGAAGTAGGTAAAGAATACACCTACACAGATAAAGGTGGTAAAAAGGTGCAAGTCAAGATAATTGATATAAAGAATCAAAGACAACCAGGTAAAGATGGAGAGTTTTTAACCGGCGACGATATTGTGGATCCAAAGAAAAAAATATCACCAAAAGTCCTAATAGCACAGAAAAATAAAAATGGAGTTTATGGAGCTGGGTCAATAATAACTGTTGTTGAACCAGGTGTATTGAGTGAATCTTTAGTGAACGAAGAATTCGTAGGAACAGGTAGGGGTAGAGGAGAAGGTGCTGATTCAGCAATCAAACCGGGGGATCCAAAAAAGGTGATACCAGGAGACCCAAAGTCATTGAAGGAATACGAAAAGGGAGAAAATAGAGCTTCATCAGCTTTTAAGAAAGTTAGAGGAGCATTTGAAAGCAACGAACAATTATTGAAAGAAGGTTTGTCAGCAATGACTCAAATTCAAAATGATGTTAAAAGTGATGAGAATGTAAAAGAATATTTGATTTCTATCATGAAAGAAGTTATTGCTAATGAATCTACAGTGGGTAAACCCATGACTTTTAAAGAATTGACATTTGATAAAATTATGGATGTAAAAGAATCGGTTAGTGTCCTCAAGACAAAATATGCACCCATAGTCAAATCGATTTCCGTGGTCGCGAGAGTATTGTTAGCCTTCAAAGAAGATAAAGGTCTTTTAGGAGCTCTTGGAGAATTGAAAAAACCAATATTAGACTTTATCGAAGCGTATGACTTAGCTAAAGAAAATCTTACAAAGGTCGGAGAAAAGAAAGTAGAAAAAGAGAAAAAAGAAGGAGAAGAGAAAAAAGAGAAAAAAGATAAAAATGAATCTTTCAGATTATTTGAAGCTGATGAACCAGATGATGATGATGATGATGATGATCCACAAGGTCAATCTCAAGATGATACTGAAGATGGGGATGATGATGTTAAAGCAGCCTGGAGAGAACAGTTTACTGAAGAAGAAGAGAAAAAATATAAAATTGACGAAAAGGGAGCCCGTGAGTTACAAAATGCGGTTAGTGGTGAAAAAGCAGCAACCATTGATGTATCAGATCCGGCACAATATGATAGAATACTAGAGATAGTTAAAATCTTCGGAAGAGCATATAAAATGTATGCGGTTGATGTTATTCCATCAGGAAGACCAGAGGGGAGAATATCTCAAAAAACTTTCAGAGAATATGAATATATTGGTAAGGAAGATTCCGGCAAACCTGATTGGGAAGAGCAGGAGGGACCAGGATATGGACCTTGGGCAGTTAGAGCTACATATGAAAAGTGGCAGGATGGTGTAATGGATATACTTCAAGATACAAAATATAGAAAAATCTTAGCTAATTCAACGTTCAAAAATGCAGGTCCGAATCAAGAAGAAGGATCAGGACTCACATTATTTACTTTTATAAATGATATGTTGAATGAAGGAGGTGATTATGCGACATTCAGACAAAGAAGACATGCATTACTTAATAAGTATTTTGCAGGAAATGCTGATAAAATAGAGGGTGCGGGAGGTGAAGTTAGTCCAAACGAGACACCCCCAATACCAAATGAGGAAATTGGGAATAAGGAAGAGTTTAGATTTATGCAAAGTGGAAATTATGGTAGAGCTCAGGGATTTGATTGGAAAAAAGACTTTATTCCAGGTAAAAACGATTTCTTTGGATCATTCATTCATGTAAAGGGTAAATCAGGAAATGAAATTAGATCATTTATTTTTTACATACAAGGTAAACCAAAAAAATCAGAGGTTGGTGATAAAGATATTTTAGTTGTTAAACTACATATTAATGCCGCAAATAAATATACTCAAAATTTAGTTACCGAATATTTCTCAAATAGGGAAGGTACAAAACTTGACAAATCTTTAGTTTATCAGAAAAGTCATATAGTCTATTATGGAATAATTGAACTCACCGATAAAATTTTTGTTAAGGGGAAATCTTTTAAACTCACTTTCCAAAAATCTGATCTATTCAAATCTACCGAACCAATCACTAACAGTGTTGAAGTTCAATCAGTTGAAATACTTGGGAAAATCAACGAAAAGAAATCATCTGAAGTAGTTAAGGTTAGTTCAGGTCACAACTCCCCATCTACCGATAAAATACCGGAATTACTTGGTCAATTTAAGACAAATACTAATATCAAAAAAATGTATAATTTGATTAAAAAATGATAAAAAAATTCAAAAATTTTATCTCCGAGAAAATCAGTGTTTTAGATGTTGATAAACCATCTGTGGCATCAACTGCCAATCAATTAAATGATATTGAGTCACAGATTAAAGAATTCAACATGAAGAAAGTTGATTTAGAGAATATCTATAAGCTTTCAACAAATGAGAAAGATTTGGTTAGTAAGTTATCCGCTAGAAAGTTTATAAATCCAGTTTCTAGTAAATCACAGATGGAATTTAGTAATCCATTATTGGGCAAATATTCAAGAGTTTGTGATTTAAAAAAACAAATAACGGATTTAGAAAAAGAACAATCAGAAACTGATAAATCAATAAAGGATAAAGAATCAGAAATTGGACCAAACCCAACCATGAAAGATTCTTTAATGGATGATATCAAAGGGAAAAAAACTGATATCGATAATATAAAAAGGAGACTACAAGAATTAAAAACCGAGGCAGACAGATTGGAGAGACTAACAATGATAGAATTACAAGGAATGCAGAAAGAAATACAATCTGGGACTAGGGAGGTAAGACAAGATAGATCTCAAACTTAAATTTAGAAAAAAGTGGGTTTTTTCTAAAAATATATAATACCAAATAATGATGTATGAAACAAAAAGTGTATAAAAAATGATTTTTTGGTTTTTATATATACATTAAATAAAAAAAAAGTAAATACTATGGCAGCAATTCAAATTGGTAAATATAAAAGACCAGGTATCTTCTTCGAAGAATTCGACCAGTCGATTATACCAAATCCACCTGTACCAGGAGTAAGCATACCACCAACCCTCGTAATAGGCGTGTCTAGAAAGGGTCCGGTTAATACTCCAGTCCTTATTTCAAATCTCAGTGATTTGGAACAGGTTTATGGTCCTTTAGATAGGACACTAGAGAGAAAAGGTTCCTTCTTCCACAGAACAGTCGCTAAGATGTTGGAATCTAATACTGTATTAGCAATGAATCTTCTTGCTACAGATGACACTCTTGACAAAGTAGAATATAGATCTCTTTCAACTTCTACAGACAAATCTAATGATATCATTAGAGAAATCCCATTCAGAAAAGTACACGACACTTCAAGTTTCTGGAAAAAAGATACAATCACATTCATAGATACAATCAAAGATGAACCAAGTGGTGCAGATAGATTGTTTTCTTTGACAAACCTATCTAATAGGTATGTAAGTGTTTTTGTATTCAAATCTAAGTTGACTGGTTTCAATCAACCATTACTTGAGTATTATGGTACAGCTGATAAAGTACCTACTTATGTTAATCAATTAGATTTCGCATCTGATTACTTAGTAGATGTTTTGATCGTTGGTGGTGATTGGTCAAATTATGCTGAATTGTCTGTTGATACTAGGTGGTCTGCTTACTTTAATGAATCTGGTTTGATTAAATCACAAGTTTCATCTTTTGCACAAAATAGAAACGTTAACACATTAGCATTTTATGAAGGTTGTTCATTGATTCCTTTCTTCAAAGATTCCAATGGAAGAAATATCTTCATCGAATCCACTATAAATGCTGACACAGCTAAAACTGGTGTGTTCTGCGCATTCAACAGTGAGAAATTAGAGGGAGATTTCCCTAACGGCATGGTTGATATTATCGGTAATAACTTAGCTAAAAATAACTCTTTAGTTGATATCGAACAAAATTCAATAGATTTCCTTTCTTATAATGAAACAATCACCGAAAATAACCCATTGATGGCAACAACATTGGATATTGCTGGTGGTACAACTGGACAAAATGTAGTAGCCTTTGGACCTTCTATGTCATTAGTAAGAACTGATGAGTGGTACACAAATGGAAAAAGAACTGCTTATTTTGCTGAATCATTAATAAGTGGTATTATAAGAGGTACAGCTTCTGGTTTCACCTCTTCTACAAATATTGTAGTCGAGTTTATTGCTGGGGCAACAGTTTCTTTAGGAGGTACTACATCATCACCATATTTTGTATCTGCTGGAACAAAGGTTCTAGTTGATGGTGGTATTGATGTTAAAACTAGCTTTACTTTTTCGATTCCGAATACTAGTTACACAACAGCTTCTACAACACAAAGTTTCGCCTCTGTTTTCTATTTAAATAGTTCGACAGGAGCTATTGAGGCATCTTTGGGAACTAAAGTTGGTGAGTCACCAACTATTGCAGCAGCTGATGTTGTTTTGGGTTCTGTTACTTATGATTTTTCAGCACAAAATACTTTCCATTCACAAACATTCGTACCAGTTGGTATTACAAATAGTACATCATTTGATACAAGCTATTTTGATTTTGTAAAGGGCATTGACTTCTCAGTAACGGATAACGGATCTGGAAGTATTACAGTTACTTTCTTAGGAACAGCTCAGACTGATCTTACTAAAGACTACTTAGTTCATAAGAGAATAAGATTATTCCAATTCTTAGTATCTATGTTAGATTCAACAAACATTTCAAAAATGTCTATGTTGAAGAATGTAACTACAAAAGAGAAGTTCTCTTTAGAAAATGCTTCGATTTCAAACATCGTAACAGTAGTAACTTCTCCAAAATCATTCACGTTGAACCTAGGATTATCTACAACACCTGAATCTATTGCCAATGGTAACTTAGTATTCTATAAGTTGGATAATGAGTTTTTCATTGGAAATTCTGGATTCGATACCAAAACAACTGTTTCTTCCGCAACTTATGGTGTAGCTGGTAAATATTCAACAGCATACACATCATTCTTTGATGGTTTGATCAACACTGGTGACTATTTCTTCAATAACTTAACTGATAAATCACTAAGAGCTGTATTCACTAACGATGGTGTTGGTAAGTCAGTAATCGTATTTGACCAATCACCTTGGACTGGTATAACTGGAACAGAATCTATAATAGTTCCAGATTCAGTTGATAACTACAAGACATTCACTTTGGGTAGTGTAGCAACAAACTCAATCGTAGATCCAGCAACAGGAGCTTCATTCTCTGGAGTTTATAGTATAAACTACTTCTCATATTATCTTGATAAGAGTGTAGTTACAGAAGATCTAAGTGGAGTCACTACTATATGGGATGCTTCAGCTAGAAATTATATTTCAGCTTACTCTTCTGGCACAGAGTTAACAGTAGATTTCAAAAACAGTACATTATCAGCTACAGTTTCTGTTGGAACAACTCTAAACTATGATATCACATTGATCTCTGACTTAACTAACTTGAAAGAAACTATTGAGATTTATGAACCAGTAGGTTACACACCTATTGATAATAAAGTTCTCATTTTAGGATCTAGATATTCTGATGTTAAGATTGGTGATTTCTTATTAGGTTATGTAAATGAAGACCCTGATTATTTAGCTCCTGGTCAAGCTGGTAGAAGATTGGTTAGAATCTTGAATAAAAAATCTTGGTCTGTTGATCCAACTTACTCTGAGGTTACTTGCGACGCTAAAATCGAAAAGTTCACAGTAGGTTCTGGAAAACAAACTTTAAGATATACACAGATAGATTCTTATGTAGATACATACAAAGCTATCCCATTAAAAGGATTTAGAATCAGAGAAGCTTCTATTCCAGATGGAACTGACGTTACACAAAATTCAATAATGAATATTGTAGCTAGTGGAACAACACTATTCAAAGCTCTTACTAATAAAGATGCTATTGATTACAGATATGTTGTAGACTCATTCGGTCTAGGTTTGGCAGAAAACTCTAAGCAGCAAATTGTTGATATTTGTGGAGATAGATTAGATTGTCTTGGATTCATAAACATGCCATCTATGAGACAGTTTAGAAACTCACCAAATCCTAGTTTCGTAGATGAATATGGAAATCTT